CGGTCGCGGGTGTTTTGGTTCAGCATCTGGGACTCCAATCGGGCTATTCGGTGAGGGCCAATCCCCCAATCCATAAATGGATTATAACACATCGAAGATATGCTTGTAATTAGTCGAGTTGTATCAAAGTGTAACAAGGCGGGGGGTCGACGTCCCAGCCGCGAGGCCTTAGGTTCGTGGAGGTACTTCCTGAGGCTCCGGTTAAACGCGAGCAGTTCGGGCTATTGATGTACCGGACACATGACGCGAGGGGCAGGGAGATACCACAGAAGAGTGCACTATCTTGGGGCGTGGACGCACCAGAGTGGGGCGAAGGGGGTGAATGAAAAAGATCGTAGCACGGAGCGGGGGGCGGTGTCAACCCCTAGGATGAGGGGGGATGGGTCGACCCTAGTATGGGGACCACGTAACGCGGATACCTGCTCCAGGGCGGATGGTCCGAGGGACCCCCCCTCCTCGTGCCTGGGAGGCTCGGCGGCGGTCAGACTTAGGCTCAGTTAGTGAGCACTAACCTCTAATATATGTCGCCCCCTCTGGCATGTGCTCTGTTCCACGTGGAACATTAGAGGAGTGGCTCGTAGCCCGGGCGCTACCTATCGTCTCCCCCCCTCCTATTTTTTTTTTTTATAGAGTATTTTTAGGGAAGGGGGGAGAGAGACGCGGGAGACGACGGGGGGACGGGACGGCAGCAGGGATCGGGAGCCAGGAGGGGTATCGAGTGGAGAGCGGGTCTGGATGCCTAGCATGACGGATACCCTCCTGTCAACCCCCAAGGCCGAAGGGACCAGGGTCCGACCCTAGCACACGGACGGGGGTCCTGTCAATCCCCTCCTTCAGGGTGTTGGGGTCAGTTAGTGCTCACTGACTTCAGTCTGGTCTTACCACAACGCACGTCCTGTGTCAAGTCCCCTTACACCTTGTTACAATACCTAGCTTCCTAGCACAGGGCGAAGGGTGTGTCAAGTATTGTGTTACACTTCTTACAAGTTGTTACAATGAGTGAGTCGGCTTGTAACAAGATGTGTTCAGAGGCCACCAGGAGGCCGCGAAGCCAACGAAGACCGCTCTTTACTTGGCCCGGGGACCCGTTTACGGTAGAAACCCCCTGGAACCTGTAACAAGGTGTAACAGTCCAAGGCCCTCCTTCCGTTCGTCTCTCCCTAAGTTTTTTCGTTCCGCTTGACAGACCCTACCGGGATGTGCTACACTCGCCCGTATGAGCGAGACGCTTCCCCTCGAATTGACTGAAGTACCATCTTCGGGCGGTCTTGTCGTTGAGAATGACGTAGTAGTACTCCCTTCACTGACTTCCGAAGAGGATACGTTTTGCCTCGCTGTTGTGGAATATGGCGGAAACCTGAAAAGCGCCTATCTCGCCACCTTCGGGAACATTTCCAATCCCGCCGCTCGCGCAAGATCTTTGATGGCCCGCCCCGAAATCGTGGCGCGTACCCGCGAGCTAATGGGTACGATCACGGAGAATGCGCTTATTTCGCTTGGGTCCCATCTGGTGGAATTGGCAGATATCCGGGACCTCGCAAAAGCGACGGGCCAATTGAAGACGGCGTTATCTGCGGAAGAGGCACGGGGAAGAGTGGCGGGGTTTTACATTGGTAAAGACGGCGCAAATTCGAAGCACGCTCCTGGAAATACGGTTGTGATGGTATCAGTGACGACAAATCATGACGCGAACATTTAAATTGACGTTGGCGCTCGTGGCTTGGGTCCTCCTGATCGCGTTCATCGTTTCTGGATGCGCGCTCGCGTTGGGTGACGGATCAACCGCGTGTGTGAATAATGATTCCCGTACCGCCCTTGCGCTTGGGGATGCCGCTTCAGCACCGCGAAAAATGCACGGGGAACCCGGAACAGCCACCTGTCAAGGTGGGAAAATATGATTCGCAAGACGCCCCAAGGATACGTGGTACTCTCCCAATTGGGGAAGCGCCTATCCAAGCCCGCGTCGAAGGAACAAGCCGTCAAACGCTTAGGCCAGATCGAATATTTCAAGCATCACCCGAAGAAATGAGCTTCAGTTTCACTTCCAAACAACTCCAGGCCCAAGTGGTCATGGCGGGAAGTGCTACGCATTGCATGCTTTATGGTGGGTCCCGTTCAGGAAAGACGTTCCTCCACATCCGGAATATCGTGACCCGCGCGTTGAAGGCAGCAGGATCTCATCACGCAATCCTGCGGTTCCGGTTCAATCACCTGAAGGCTTCCGTGATACTCGGAACATTCCCGAAGGTGATGAAGTTGTGCTTCCCAAATGTCGTGTGGAACCTGAATAAGACGGATTGGTACGTCACACTCCCGAATATGTCCGAGATTTGGTTCGGCGGGTTGGATGATAAGGAACGGACCGAAAAGATCCTGGGTCAAGAATACAGCACGTTGCTGTTCAACGAATCGAGTCAAATCCCGAAGGCGGCACGCGATACCGCGATTACCCGTCTTGCGGAGTTGGCTACGACAGTTATGATGATCGATGGGGAAGAAGTGGAAGGCACGTTGACACCACGGGCATTCTACGACTGCAATCCCCCGAATAAGAATCACTGGACGTACCTGGAATTCATCAAGAAGGTCGACCCCGAATCACGGCGACCCCTTGCGAACCCGGATGATTACGTCTGGTTCAAGATGAATCCCGAAGATAATGCAGCAAATCTGACACCCGGATACCTGCAAACGCTCGGGAACCTGAGCGCACGTATGCGCAAGCGTTTCAGGGATGGTGAATTTGCCGATGCGACACCGAATGCGCTGTTCACTGATGAAACGATCGATAAGTGGCGCTGCATCGACGGTGAAGTACCCGAATTCGTGCGAGTGATTGTTGGGGTTGACCCATCCGGGGCGGATGATAAGGGTGCAAAGGATGCGAATCCTGATGCCGATGCTATCGGTACTGTTGTGGGCGGTCTTGGAGTCGATGGCAAGGCCTATCTGCTTGAAGATATCACGGTGCGCGCCGGTCCCGCAATATGGGGAAAGAACGCGACGAATGCCTACGAACGGCATGAAGCGGATGCGGTGGTTGCTGAAGCCAATTACGGTGGCGCAATGGTCAAGTTTGTCATCCAAACGGCACGCAAAGGAACCCCCGTAAAGATGGTGACCGCCTCCCGGGGAAAGCACGTTCGGGCTGAACCATTCAGCGCGCTTTATGAGCAAGGCAAGGTAGTCCACGTTGGGGTCTTTCAAGACCTGGAAGACGAAATAACCGCGTTCTCAACGACCGGATACACCGGTCCGAATAGCCCCAATCGGGCTGACGCGTGGTTCTGGGTACTTGCTGAACTCTTCCCCGGGATTGTGGCGGGTCCGAAAGACGAGGCCAAGCGTGAGCGGGTCCAACATGAAGAGAATGCGTGGCTCGGATGAAAAAGATACTACCACCCCCTGTCCAAGCGATGCCCTTCGGCTTCCGCCGAGTTGGAGCAGCGTCCTGCCGTATCGGGAAACCCGAATGCCTGCCCGTGCACATGCACGAGAAAGTCCGTGAAGTCACAGGAGTGTTGGTACCGGCCGACAAGCGGGGTCAAGGATATGGCACTTCGCTGATGCACAAGATCTGCCGTGAAGCTGATGATCACGGTCTGACACTCTTCATCAAGGTGGAGCCGTTCGAAAGCGAGCCGATGGACCTGGAGAAGCTCACCGATTGGTATGGAAATACCTTTGGGTTCGCCGTGATCCAGGCCAAGCCCCGTTTGATGGCACGGATGCCCTGGTCAACACCTTCAGTCGGCCTTCCAGCAGTTTCTAATTTGGCGCAAGCTGCCATCGCAACTATGAAGGACGCCAAATGAACAAGATGCCCGGATCTTCGGATGGTGGTGAAGACGTCCCGTTTGCTGCGCAGACCGATGATGACATTCTTGACGACGCGAAGAAGTATCTCGCGCTTGTCGACACCGCGATGGGGGACAACGACAAGCAAGCGATCATCGACCTGGAATTCCTGAACGGTAACCATTGGCCCGACAAGCAGAAACGGCAACGTGAACTCGACGGACGGCCCTGCATTACCGTCAACAAGCTCCCGACATTCATCAACCAAGTCACGAACAACCAGCGGCAGAATCGCGGGTCAATCAAGGTGTCTCCGGTTGGTTCCAAGGCGGATATCGAGACTGCCGACGTCATCAATGGGATGATCAAGCATATTGAATATATTTCGAATGCGGATGTTGCAACAGATACGGCTGTGGCTTACGCCGCTGCTGTTGGTCGCGGATATTTCCGGATCATGCCGGAATATACCGATGAAATGTCTTTCGACCAATATCTGTGCTTCAAGCGCATTCGAAATATCTTCAGCGTGGCCTTCGACCCCACTTCGGTCGAGGCAGACGGTTGCGACCAGCAGCGGTGCATGATTCATGTCAAGTACACGAAGGAAGCATTCAAGCTGGAGTATCCCGATGCCAAGCTGAGCTACGAGAGCATCGCGATTGGGTCCACGGCATACCCCGCAAATTGGTTGGCGCATGATTGGGTGCGTGTTGGAGAATTTTACAGAATCGAAAAGACCCCGGCAGAGCTTGTGCGCTTATCTGACGGTGCTATTCATTGGCGTGATGAGCTTCCTTCTGCTGAGTTGCTTGAGCAGGCCGGAGTGACCGAGGTCGCGAAGCGTCGGAGCTTCAAGAAGAAGGTCATGTGGTACAAGCTGACCGCCTTGGAGATTTTGGAGCGCACCGAAATCATGTGCGACTGGATTCCGGTATTCCCGGTCTATGGTTCCGAACTTGATATCGATGGGAAGATCACTTACAGCGGTGTCATTCGACACGCACGTGATCCCCAGATGATGTACGACTTCTGGATGACTTCGGCGACCGAGGAAGTTGCTCTGCGGCCCAAGACGCCATTCATCGGTGCCAAGGGACAGTTCGACGGGTTCGAAAGCGATTGGAATCAGGCGAACAACAAATCGTTCCCATTCCTGGAATATAATCCCGTCACTTCTGATGGCCAAGTGGTACCCCCTCCGCAACGTCAACCGATGGCGGATATCCCTTCGGGCATGTTGATGATGGCCGGACATGCCAACGACAACATCAAGGGCACGACCGGGCTATTTGATTCGTCCTTCGGCGCTGCTGGAACGGCCACTTCGGGCAAGCAAGAACTGGCGCAGCAGCACCAAGGCTCCGTCACCAATTTCCATTACGAGGACAACCTTACTCGTACGCGTCGACACGCTAGCCGCTGCATCATCAATATGATCCCGCATTATTACGATACCGAACGGGTCGTCCAGATCATGCGGGAAGATGGCGAAATCGAATCGCGGACCGTCAACAAGCCTTTGAGTCCTGAGGAACAGCAGCAAGATCTTCAGCAACGTCAGATGAAGGCCCCAAGTGGCAAGCAGCTGGCCATCAAGACGGTCCTGAACGATTTGACGGTCGGGGAATATGCTGTCGTGGTTTCGAGTGGTCCGAGCTACGACACAATGCGCCAGCAGGCGGCAGATGCCATGGTCCAATTCGGTCAGTCGTGGCCGAAACTGATGGATATTGCTGGCGACAAGGTTGTGAAGGCCATGGATTGGCCCGGAGCGCAAGAAATTGCGGCACGAATTGAACGCACCATCCCGCCGAATATCAAGTACGATCCGAATGATCCTAATGCTGATCAACTTCCGCCGCCTATCCCGCCGGAAGTTGATCAGCAGATCAAGCAGATGGAAGCGATGCTCAAGGAAATGAAGGAAGAAAACGACCAGCTGAAGGCTGGTGTCGAGAAGGAACACATCAAGGCCCAGACCCAGGAAGAAGTGGCCCGGGTGAAGGCTGATGCGGACGAGCGGGTTGCCTTGATCCAGGCCGACGCCAAAAAGGACGTCGAAGAGATCAAGGGATATGTCGCGATGTTGGTCGCACAGATCACACCGCCTCCAGAAATCAAGACCGCTGCCGAAGAAAGCGCAGCGGGATAGTTATCGTGCTTCGACTGACCCTACCGAAGAGAACACGCTTTTGGGCA